TGTGTATGAACTCAGACCACGCAAACCATAAGTCGCGCCTGTTGTCGTTGTTGTTGAACCCGCTTGGTCATTGTTCGTAGCGATTGACGCGCCTTCTTGTTGCGAGAATTCCAACGCAAGGTCTGTCAACAACGCATCTTGCAAGCCGTTAATATCATCCATAGCGGCAATACGAACGGGCAAAGTTGCGGCAATAATGCGTGTGGGCATTACCCAAAACGACGTAGCGGTGTTTGGTGAACCCGTGTCAGGCGTTGAATTAGGGTCCCATGGATTTGCGCTTGTTGCGTTACCCGTTTTAGCAACAAATTGCACAGCCGAACTATCTTCGGTTTTAATGTTGCGTGAACCCATGCGAAAAGGGTTTGCAAGACGCAATGCCGTGAAAGCATCATCAAAATAAGTGCGACCACCAATGTCCAGACCCGAACCAGTAATTGTCGAGGCTTCACGCAAATCAATGGTGACTTTACCGCCCTCGTTAATTGCTTTTTTGATGCCGTCTAAAATTCTTTGGTTTGCACTCATTTTGATAATTCCTTAAAAAATTAAAAGAGGGGGAACCTCAGTTCCCCCATCTTATGCTTATTAAGCGTAACCGGTTGCAGACGAACGATAACGAATAATACTGAAAGGATCGACCACGCTGGTTGCCAATCTTTTCTCTCCGAAAAATGTGATAAATCCGGGAGCCGTTTGTTCGTAGCGACGCAGAACCATGTTCAACCTGTCTACGATTGTATGGCCGCGATTCCAATCACCGAAGTACATTGGGTACAACGATGTAGAACCACCACCGCCAACAGACACAGGGCTTTGCAAGTAAGAGTTAGTCACCACATCAAAGCCGAGTAATTTGCCAACGATGCCATCATAGATTAGCGGAGACATACGTTCAAACACTGGCGTGCCGTTGTCATCAACCAAACCACGAATGCCCGCAAGCATCAATGGGTTAATAACAAAACAATTACCAGTTGACCAATATTGTTGTGGCAATGAGTGAATGAATGTAATCAAATCACCGTATGTCACATTATTGGCGGCAGTGCCACCGTTTGTGGTTACTTGGTCGTATGTTGCAATGTTGTGCAAACCATTGGTCGATGCCGTACCGCTTGAACCATACGATGCTGTACTGATAGTGCCGCCCGCGTATGAAGCGTTATTGCCGCCGTACTGATTTAAACCTCGCAAACCATTCGTCGCCCCGTATGCTGTGGTGGTTGAACCGGCTTGGTCGTTATTCAAAATCATCGAAAGGCCTTCTTGCTCCGAGAATTCTTGAAGCATGTCATCCACGACGTTTGATTCCAAACCATCAATGTCATCCAATGCCGCAGTACGGATTGGAAACTGCACGTTAATGTCCTGCATGTTCAACTGCCAAATGCTTGTCGCTTCAGTAGTTGCCGCACCATTGTTTTGGATGGTATATCCCCAAGCCGCGCCCGCGTTGCCCGTTTTTGCTCTGAACTGATAGGTTGAGCCATCAGTTGAAACATTACGTGAAACACCGCGCATTGGGTTAATCAAACGCAGTTTGTGAAACACGGGGTCATACGCTGTACGACCACCAATGCCAGCACCGGAACCTGTGAGGGTTGATGCCTCAGTCATGTACGCTTGGTACTGGTCATCGGATTCCCACATTTTCAATTCTGTTTGAACACGGGTATTACCTTTTGTAAAGGTAGCCAGTTGTTCACGCACGCGACGATTAACGTCACCGCGAACAGTTTTGTGTGGTGTACGAATGTACTCAGGGATTTGAATAGCAGAAACTTTGGCTTCCAAAGCGGCAAACTTTTCAGTTAACTCGGCTTTTGCGGATTCCACAGTAGTTGCAACTTCGGCTTTCACCGCTTCGATTTTGGATTCGTTTGACACGGCAATCGCGTCAACTTTTTCCAGTACTTTATCCATAGACATAATAATTTCCTTTAGATACGTTTTTCAAGTGCCTTCACCAACTCACGCGCTTCAAAAGCGGCAAGTAATGCGTCGGCTTCGTTTACCACCGCATCAGGCTCACCCTGAGTTGGTAGAGATTCAATTGGCTTTTGAACTGCCTCACGCTGTTCAATTGCTTTCTTGAATACCAAAGATGCGGTGGTCGCATCCTTACGAGTCAGACCCGCCTCACGCAAGGTCTTTTCGACTGTTCGGATATTCAGCGCACCCTCGGGGCTGAACATCTCCAATTTGTTAATTTCCGCATTGGGATTGTTTGGGTACATTACCACGGACACTTCTCGCAAACCGCCTTTGGTTATTTGAAAATAAGATTCTTCATCGTCATCTTCAACAGGGTTTCCAGCCGCGTCAACCATTTGTGCCTCGTCAGCGTATGCGCCAACAGAAACACCGCCAAACATTTTTGGTGATTCTTTAAGGATTTGATATAGGTCGTTACCGCCAACAGTATTTGTGTACAAGCGACCTTTAGCGGTCATGCCTTGGTCGTCAAATTCAAATGAATCCCATTGACCCATTGGCATACCAAGGTCGTTGTGATTAAGGAACATTGGTAATGGTTTGTCGCCGGAATTAAACGCTTCAGCCCAATTCATAAAGCCTTCAGGCTGATAATTGAACTTGCGACCGTCAGCACCCTCGCGTGCCCCCCAAGTTGTCACTCGGGCTTCCATCATTCCGGATGGATTTTCTGCCTCGTTTGCGCCAGCCGCTAGTTGGACTTGCGCTTCGCAAATTAGCGTGTAATTCTTCATTTATCACCCCATTATGGATAGATTGATTATCGTCTCTTATCTTGTGGGGCTTCTCTATTGTGCCGAGTGTAACATTACTCGTTCGAATTTGTGAAGCCAAAATTGCAAGTTTTTTTGCAATCATGTTGTACCTATATTCATTTTTCGCGTTTGATTACCACCGCCACCGCCCGTGTCCTGTGGAGATGTACCCGCGATAGGCTTATCTGATGAGCCACCCGATTGTAGTTCATCGCCGCCCTCAATAATAGGCATATTTAAATACATACGGGCTTCATTAGGCGTCATGATGCCTGCTTTTACCGCGGCTGTCACAAAATTCATTTGGTCAAGCGGTGCGCCTTTTAAAAAATCTTTGGTATCAAAGCGTACACAAAGGTTTGGGTAACCCTTAAACAAATGCTGTTTTAACTTTTGCTCAATGCTAATTACCGTTGGATACATCACGGTTTTATAAAATTCATCCAACATTGTTTGCGTATTATTATATTTTTGGTCAGCAATGCCAATCATTGCGGGCGGCACACCAAACACGCCACAAATGCGCTTCATCGTTTGTTCTTTTAACTTTGCCGCATCAGCATCTTGCAAGTTAAGCATCTCAATACTCTCATACGTCATGCCTTGGTCAAGCAACATGCCTTGGCCGGATTTTGATGGGTCTGTGCCACGACTGCCCGTCATTTGGTTCCAAGTTTCTTTAATACGAGAGGCAATTTCCTTATATTTTGCGTCAGGAATTACTTGGTCAGTTTTGAAAATACCGGAGGGTTTTGCTCCGTTTTGCATAATAAAGTTGGCGTAAATATCGATGTCTTGGTCAAGCGCAATCAATTCCGTAGCCAAAATGCCTTTATTAAAGCCTGATGAGCCTTGCCATGCCGCTTCCTTAATGTGCATGATTTGATGCGAGTCCAAAGGCGTATCTTTGCTAAACCCATACGATGGCGAACTAAGTACGTACGATGGGTAATTGCCCGGATTTAACTTAACTGTGACCAGTGTCGCATCCATGTTGTACATCTCGATTGGCGTTTGCACTGGGTCTTTTTGGTCCTTACGCCACCACAAGGTAAACGTTTCGCCGGCAAGGTCTTGCCACATCATCCATTGATACCAAAACTCGTATGCGCTTTGAAAATTGTTTGGATTTTGTAATAGGTTTAAAACTTGTTGCGCTTTGCCTTTATCGCGTGAGCCAATGTTAGGGTCTAGCAAAGCATCAACTAAAGAACCATCTTTATTCTTTGCCATGATGGAAATGCCGCATTGAGATATAGCGCGAGCCTTTACACCAACGCATCCCATTACTGTGGAGTTGCGCGTTAGCGCAGACATATCCAATACGCGACCTGCGGTCGTAGTGCTTGACGTTGTTACATAAAGTAATTGTTGCGAGGGCTGTTGTCGATTCTGCCCCATAACAACTTGGTTACCCAGTTGTAACTGTCCAAGAACGGTATTTGATTCGTTTTGAACGCTCTTTTTTCTACTAAAAACATCCAAAATGCCCATGATTTTCTCCAAAGTTTCCTCAATACTACATTAAAACGATCGAAAACCAAAACTATCACTTACAAATGGGTTATCCAATGAGCAATGTGCGGCAATAATCATACTAATAATACCGTCAACCTTTGCCGCTTTGTCGGCTTCGTTCTTGCGCACCTTAATATTGCCGTTTACATCCGTATAGCACTCGCAGTTGCCTAGTTGCCAGCCCACAAAAGGGTTACCGCTATGCTTAATTTGCTTGTTTAGTATCAATTTTTCAATGTATTTGCTTGGATTGTTTAAAACCGCCATGCCTTGGCCTACTTTTTTAACTGGAACCCCTGCATCGTGTAACCTAGCAACTAAACTTGCGGCATTGTATGCGTCATAACCTACCTCTTTAACATTGTACTTTTGGCACTGCTGATTAATAATGTACTCGCTAATTTCGCGGTCATCCATTACATTACCTTCGGTTAATTTTAAAATCCCGCTTGCAATCGCTACTTGAAAAATATCAAGGTAGTGTTTTGGTATAAACGCTAGGCTTTCCTCAGGCAAGAAAAACTGCCATTCTGCCTCGTAGTCCAATTCTCCGTAACGCTTCAGTGTGCAAACTGCATTTAAATCTCGAGTTGCCGCCAAGTCAAAGCCAATAAAAACCGCTTCAGGTTCTTTTGTTCTTGGCACTATTGCACAAGCAGAGTCATCCCAATGTGCTCTGTCAAGCCATGCCGCATTAGCAGAAACCCATACGTTTAGTGTTTTACACAAAAACTCATTCAGTGCGGCTGGTTTATGCTTTGCTTCCTCTGCCCGTTGAGCAATGGCATCCTCATAAACAGATATTCCGTGCATTGGATTTGCTTTTGCCCAATTAACTGGGTCTCGCCAATCATCACCAAGGTCTAGGCCATACGTTAAACCAAACCATCTAGGGTTATCAGTCGCCTCGCCACGAAGCATCGATTGATACATGGACAAGTCCTCATAAAACTTGGTGTCCTTCGTGAACGAGGCAGTTGTAATATACACCCGCAACGGGTTCTGTCTAGCAACCATACCTGAATGTAATACTTCAATTGCGTTACGATCTGTAATCTGCGCCGATTCATCAACGACTACACATGACGGGTTTTTACCGTCACCAGACTTTTTCGTGTCGCGGCTTAACGCTTTAAAGATTGACTGCGTATCGCCTTTTTTACTGATGTTGTATTTGCTTGGGTTAAACAAGGTCGCTAGGTCGCGGGGCATATTTTCTACAAAACCTTTGGAAGCATCAAACACAATCGTGGCTTGCTCCCTGTTTGTTGCCAGTGTATAAACCTCGGGTCCACTTTCCCCGCACAACAATTCGTATAAACACAGTACCGCGGTAAGGGTAGATTTACCCGCCTTGCGTGGAATAAACAAAATCACATCCGTTACCATGCGTTTGTTTAAATCCTTTTTTGACCTAAAACCATAGGTCGCGCAAATAAGCAGAATTTGAAACGGCTCTAATACTACTGGCTCACCCGCTTGTGGTCCCTTCGTATGCTGTAGTGTTCCCGCAAACTTTAGAACATGGTCGGGCACTCGATGGTCAAATACCCATTCCCATTCTTTATTTTCAAGTTGATTTATAAATCTTTGGCACGACAAACGAACATCGTTACAGACGTTGATTTCGCCTTTTGCTACTGCGTGTGCATACGCTACCCCGTCTTGCCAGTTCATTGTGCAAATGGTCCTCGCAGGAATTGCGCGACAGGGCTATCCTCCTCGGCTTTGCCGGCAGATAACCTACTGCGTGGGGTTAACCCTAGTTCATTCATAATTTGTATTATGAGCGTCATAGTTTTATTGCGCACAGATAGGTAAGGGTTTGGACCTACAGTTTGCCCGTTATTGAACTTGGTAATAACACCGCCTTTTTTAATTGCGGCTGTGCACTGCACATAAGTTTCGATATGGTCAGCAAGCATCGCAAGCGTGTGTTTGTCTTGGTCGTTGCCAATGCCGTAAACGCTATATAAAAACTCGGCAGTTTCTTCGATGAATTTATTTTTATCCCAAGCCGCAGGATTGTCCACCCACTCGGCGCGAGGAATTCTTTTTTTAATGTTGTCTGGCAACGCGGTGGGAAATCCCTTGCGTGGTGTCGTTCCGTCAACGATGTGAAGTTCTGGTGGTTTTTTGTTCATGATTTGCGGATGATAATACATCACCCCCCAATGGTCAAATTACATTGTGAACGATTACA